GCATAGCTGTTGATAATGTTCTGCTCATTATATCGCCTCAGTGAATGCGAAGCTGAATCCATAGATAGAGGCTGTATCAGTTGACCAGCCAACATCGTTACTTGCCATGCGCCATAGGCTTTTAGGTAGGGTAAAGTCTAATGCTGTACCACTGGCTATCGCTTCTCGCAAAGGCGGCTGAAACTTTAGCGTGTTTGATGAAGCAGACTTGTTTTCTGTAACCAAGTACAGGTAGTCACCTAACTGAAAATATGTACCTGCTGTAAAAGCTCGTGACGCGCCTGTAGCCGTTAATTGCTCTGGTCTAACAGCAGTTGTACCAGATGTAGTGCAAGTTGCCGAACTTGTATGCAAAGGATGCCCAAACGTGAACGTGCCAGAACGCCCTTTTAAGCCGACTATAAAAGCCTCAACAGATCGTGCCTCTGCGTAGCTTAAAGGCGGGAGAGACACCTCACACTGCCAAGAAGCGCCCCTGTGGTCGTATACCTGCTGGCTGTAGTTGAACGGCGATTCTGAAACCGCAACTGTTCTCTTTAGCCTCATGTTAATAGACTGTATGCCTACCGATGGGAATGATAATGGCATTTTATGCTCCTACTAATGCTTTGGAATAACCACCGCCACGTTGTCGGGCTTCTGCTACTGCGCCTTTAGCGGCATTGGCTATCTGTGGCATCAGTGTAGCAATTTCTGCCCTGACTGTCTGCTGTACGCCAGTTGTGACATTGATAGTCTGGTTGACAACGACATTACCGCCACCGCCTCCCATCTGATTGTTGGGGATAATGTTACCGCCAGCATTTGGTACAAATAACTCGGGACCACGCTCTCCAACCAAATAAGGTTTACTACCTTGTACGGGACCTCCTAGTGCTCTCTTAGGTGGAGCTTGGCCACCGCCTGCTCTGGCATCAGGAAACATATGGTCAAACAGGGGCTGAACAATCATGTATTGGACGTACATCTTGATCAGCGAATTGATAATACTTTTTGCCATATCTTTGATTGCATCTTTAAATGATTTTGCACCCGTTATCATATCGGTGAAGCCCTGTGTCATAGCGGCCACAGAGCCAGTTACTAAAGAGTTAAGGCTACTATCAAAGTCAAACGCTTGCTCTTTTATATTCCCAAACGCCTCGCCAACTTTATCTTTGAAGTCTAAAGCGCCACCGACCAACTTATCAAACCAGTTTCTTTCGCCTATCGTAGTAATTTCAGTTATTAGTGGTTGCACCGCTTCATCTGATACTGCAACAATAGCCTCTTTCACTTCAAGCAATTTGTTAATCGTTGAAGAAAAGTCAAAAGGCACAAAATCGCCACTAGATAACTTTTCCTGCAAAGCAAGAATCTGCTCCTCTATCTCGGTGGTATCAACCCTACCAAAACCTTTATCAGCCGCTTTTATATTTGCCAGCGATAATAAAAGCTTGTCTAAAGCCTTTTTGTCTTCAGCCATTTCTTCGGTAGGGAAAAAGCTTCTATAGATTCCTTGTATTTTATGCGCCATCTCGCCAAACGCATTCATCATTGACTCTATCGCTTCCAGAACAGAAACTAGGCCACCTACAATAGACTTAGCGATTACTGAGCCGATGTTATTTACATCACCGTCAGCCGCTTTAAGGCCTAAATCAACCAGCTGATCAGATATCACCTTAATTGCTGGGGCAAACGAGGCAACAGCTTGCCTACTAAATCCAGTCAGTAATGTCTTCAACCTACCGAAAGCGTCAACAGACTCTTCAACGCCTTTAACGGCTTTCTCGGACAAGACAAGCCCAAGCATTTCAGCGTCTTCAAACATTGCTTTAAGAGCGTCCGACCCCAGACCTAGCGTGTTTACTAACGCCGCGCCTTCAGAGTCAAACAGCTTAAACGCCAAAGCTAATTTTTCTGACGGGTCTTCTATTTGTTCAAACGCATCGGCAAGCAAAAGCATTCTTTTATCAAGAGGTAGCTTCAGCAACTCTTTAGCGTCTAAACCTAAGCGCTTAATTGCGTTTTTTGCTTCACCTGTTCCTTTAGCCGCTTCGGCAGTTCGCCTAGTGAAACGCTGTAACGCCATATTCATGGTGCTAGTTTCAACGCCAGTTTGCTGTGCGGCAAATTGCAACTTCGCTAAAGCCCCCGCTGTTGTGCCAATTTTAGATGACGTTTTGCCTAACGAATCAATTGAATTAAGCGTGCTGATGGTAATGGCGGTGAAGGCGGCTGTGACTACCGCACCCATAGCCAAAGCGCCTTTTATGATTGAGCCTAACGCGCTTGATATTCCGCGACCTGCTGTAGCGAACGCAGAACTTAAAAGGGGGAAACGATTTTTAACCTTATCAACAGTCGCGCCAAGCTTTGCAAATCTCTTTTGCATCTTGCCGAACATGGCTTCTGTCTTATCTAAACCGCTGATTGCTATCTTGATAGGTTTAATCATTCTTCTCGCCAATTATTGTATGATATGCAACCCACTCGTTAAGGTGGGTAACAGGGGTTTGTTCTGCCTCCGCAATACTGAGGTGAAGGCGATCAGCCAAAGACAACAGGGTCATCCGTGATTGATCGCCCCTCAGTTTTTTTCGTGTGCCTCAACAGACTCAATATCAGCAAACATTTGATTGGCGATTTCACTAATAACATTAGTTTCCTCCCCCATCAAGTCCATTCGATCTTCAGCAGTCGGAAAAAGCTTAGTGCCGCTTTCATCTTCTGCCTTCATGCAGATCAAATCTACCATTGCGCCAATACTTGTATTGTTCAAAAAGTTTGGGTGCTTCTTCTGCAACTTATCTAAATCGTAGCAAGTAATGCTTTTGCAATACAATTTAAAATCGCCTGATTCGTCACCCCATTCAGGTACGGATACTTCCCGCGCCTCAACCTTTCTTCTGCCTCTTAACTCTTTAGCTAATCCCATGGTTTTTTCCTTTTAGTTACACTTGAGCTTCAGCTACCGCGCCACTGCACTGGATTGTAAAGCTTGCCTCAACCATACCATCAAAAGCACCGCTGATAGAGCGTGAAGTAACAATACCGCCACCGCTAAAGAAAGTCTCGCCACTGCCGTTTCCGGTGGGGTAGATTTCAAAATCAACACTTGCTCTTTCGTCTAAGATTAACTGTTGTGCATCAGCTTCATCCCAATAGCATTCGATTGTTACTGTGTTAGTTTTCAAGCCTTGAGCAAAAGTTCTAACGCTGTCGCCCATAGTTGAGTTTTCAATAGTGTCTGCTGAACCCTCAAAAGTGAATGACCGAACTTCGCCTACCGCGGCAACAGCAGTGCCTGAGACTTGTACTTTTACTATTCCAGATGCGCCTGTTTTAGTCGCCATGATATTTCCTCAAAAAAATAAAGTTAGTTTGTGCCACGCGTGTATTGATACACTACGCGGACTGTAATAATGACCCCGCCAATGGGATCAATAGAACCTTCGTCAACCTCTACGTTGATTACCTGAGTATCTAAAGCGTTATTGCCGCGATACCGATCAACATCTAAGGCCTCTTCTACAACCTCAATTATTTTATTTCGTGCGGTATCAATAACAGCGCCCTTAACATAACAAATCAGATCATAATTAATTGTTCCCATTCTTTGCGTAATAGAACCGCCAATGGAACTGTCCTCTCTGCTTTCTCCAGCACTGCGTACCAAGATTGCAGGGTATTGTGCGTTTGACAATTTACTAAAATCAAACGGCTCTCGCGTGACATAGCTAACATCACTGCTGGGGACTACATCCCGCAACGTATCTACTATGTTATCAGCTATCTTTTCGCGAACGCTCATTTTAAATGCCTAAAAAATACTTCTGCCAACTGGTTAGATTCACGTCTAGTAAAGCCAAAGAAGGGGCGCTTTTTACTTACCATTGCCGCTTTCTTAGCTTCTGCTCCGCGCATAAAATAGATTTCTGCATAACTGTTAGTTGATATTGCAGACATACTGCCTAGCATCTGACCAGTAAACTGTAGGTCAACTTTACTGCCTCGGCCTTTACTTGATCTGAACGCCGCATAAGCAGGGCTGTACTTAGGGAAAAACCCTTTCAGGCCTCTACCTTTTGCCGTTCTGTCTTCAATTATATTGATACCTTCAAGAGCCGTAATCAGCAGGGCTTTCTTCACGCTACCCTGAAGCTCTTTGCCTCGCTTTTTAACTTGCTTGGCAATATCCTGAATGTTGGTATCTATATTTATTTTCATCTGTCTAGCCATTGCCCGACAGGGGTGCGCTCTTCTTGAGTGACAGAGCCATCGCCATCAGCATCGTATTCTACGCCATCGGCTAAAATCGCTTCTAACTCTTCGCCGTAACGAGCTTTGTAGAAGTCAATCATGTTCCCGAATCTATCGCCTTCAGTCCAGTTAGTAAGCTGTGGCAATGCGTAGCGCCATAGGACTAGGTACGCTGATGCCATAGTAAACTGTGTAGATGTGAGCTTAGATATATCCATCTCGCCTGATAAGCCTTTTCTCGGCCACCACTTAATCCGCAGTTCGCGATCTATATCGGATTTGGCTTTAGGGTGTTCAAGAACAAATGACTCTATACCCAGACTAACTATGTCAGGGACTAGCTTCATTAAATCGGCATCGTTACTATACGCCATTGCTTATTAACCTCAAATAAAAGCCCCCTCCGAAGAAGGGGCGATTAGTCTTAAAGTACAGCGTCAGCAGTGATCTTCACACCGAAGCTATCATCCAACTCAGCAACACCATATACAGCAGTGGCGTTTAATTCCCAAGCGCGGAGTGACTCGTCACGCTCTGGAGCTAGGTTGAAGTCACGCTTGATAGCGATCATCAGTGCTTCTGGAGCAAATACAGCCGCAACCGCATCACCAGCACTGTCAACAGAAATGTTGGCAGACTCGTAGATGTCGATACCAGCAATAGTTCCTACATAACCGTTACGCATTGCTTCGTTCTGCAAGTCGCCACCATTTGGGTTAGCAAAGGTGTTAGTTAGGTTGGCTTTCAACTGATAAGCTTGGAAAGGATGTACTACTGCGGCCATAGAGCCAGTTACTTTATTGGCGCGCAAAGTAGCGGCGGCTTTAAAGAGATCAGCAACGGTAAGTTCCGCACCAGCGGCACCAAGTGCGCCAGAAAAACCGGCAAACAATGCAAGCAGGTCT